GTTGTACTTGTGGTGAGGCTGGAGCAGTAAAACCATAGAAAACACGAAGACCAAGAATAGAAAGTGTAGTGTTCTTCAACTTTATACGATAGTCTTCAAGTTCTTTAGAAGTAAATGGGATTGGAGTTCCATCTTGTGCAAACTTTTGTTCAAGTCCGTGTCCATTTGCTTCAAGATATGTCATAGATTTACGCATAGCTGATGCGTATTGTCCATCACGTTCATCTTTATTCATTGCTGAATAAATTCTATTGATATGTGCTGGCAAAAATGCTGAAACCATTGGTTGGTCTTCTGCATACTTACCTAAAAATGTAGTTGTAATCCGATCTGCTAGACCTGGATTGAATATATCTACTAAGTTTGATGCAACTTTTATAGAAAAGCCAGATAAAGGACCAGCAAGTGTTGGAACTGCTGAATCTGGGTTCAGTGAAGGTGTCAACATCTTTAGTTTTGCACCAAATTGCACCGGAAAGGGAACCTTGAACTCTGCTGGTACGCCAAATGCTTGCATTGTGGCTTGAACTGCTCGGTAAACATATTGTGTTCCAGGATAGATGAAGTATGGTTCACCTTGATCGTCATACTGAACCCAACCTGAGTGCGTAATTCCTTCATAAGTAAGAGAAGCACGTGCTATGGACTCTGGGTTGTATCTAATACCACGATACATACGACGATAGAAATCTTCAGTGGCACGATAGAAACGAGCAAAGTTGCGACCAGTAAATGCAAGTTGACTTTGAACTAAAGGATTATCAACATAGGCAAGTGTTTGAGCAGCAGCACGTTCTTCAACAATTTCTGCTAACTTGTATCTTGCGTTGAGTGTTGCTCGCTCAATTGCCTTAGGAGCAGTAACGCCCTTCAAGTAAGAAGCAATAAAGGCTTCTTCAAATCCAGTGCTCTTGAACTCTTTGCGAATCTTTATCATCTCTTGCAAGACCATAGGCTCGCGTGAGAAACGCGCATTGGCATTTCCTAGCCAATCCCATCCCCATTCCATAATGGATGTGGTGTAGTTTCCGGTATCGGATATAGCTACCAGTTGTGGGCCAAGAATATATTGCGGTGCATCTGCTGCATTAGCTGGCAAGTCATCTAGTGAAATTTTACCAGTGATTTTATATTGCCCAGTTGTTGGATCTAGTTCACGAACTTTACTAAGCAAATCTAAATTGATGGTCTTTCCATCTTGCTTTACAAAAAGTTGCTTTGCAGCAGCAACAATATTTTCAGCGTGTTTATCTCTAGTAATTCCATTTTCTTCTAAACGAAATGATTTGACAAGTTTTTCATTCTTTGAGTCATTGAGCCAATCAAGAACTTTAGAAATTGCAACTTTTTCATTATCAAGATTAGCAACTGCAATACCACCCAATTTATCATTTGAGTAATATCCAATACGCATAGCCCAAGCAATTGAAGACGCAGTATCTGCAAGTGGTGCTTGTTGCTTTAGACCTTTAGCGCCTTTAGCACGACCAAATGCTTTTGGTAAATCATAACCAAGAGCTGCTGTTCTAACATTATACTTGCGAGTAAAATTGAGTGTACGTGTATAAGCATCAATACCAGTAAAGGAGTTTTTTCCACCTTCAACAATATCCATTAGTGCATTATCTAAATCACCAAACCTGATTTGTTCTGCAAGTGCTTCACGATCCGCTTTAGTAAATTTACCAAGACCAACTTTTTCATAAAAGCGAGCCATCTTGCCTTCATTGAGAGCACGTGCTGTAATTTCACGAATTGCTTTCAAATCACCATCTGCAGCTTTGACTTCTGCTCCATAGGCTTTAGCTTCTTTTTTATTGATAAAGCGTAAAACTCCACCTAGTGGATCTTGTGCTATCTTTTCAGCTTTGGTTAGACCTTCTTCAAGTCCTTTAGCAGTACGAAAACGTGTTGAAAGGCCACGAGCCTTGACAAGGCCCCAAGGAGATTCACCAATTGCAAGGTGAACCATCAAATCTTCTGCTGCATTACGAATAGCATACCTAGGACCAGCAAGAGTTGCAAATGACCAAGCACTAGTCATTTTATCTACCCAACCAGAGTGGGCAATACCTAAGACACTTCCAATAATACCGCTACGAGCTGATAAACGGTCAATATCTTTGATGCTTAGCGTAGTAACAAAGTCTGACAAATCAGAAAGAATAAGAGCAACAGATTCACCATTAGGTAGTCTGGAAGGATTATATCCATCAACATCTAATGCAAATAGTGCTTCATTTTTGCCTGCTAAAGCACGACCAATAGGTTGTCCTTCTTTGGTAACATTGATACCGCGAATATCTGCAATACTGGATTGAAGACCATAAAAGATTTCTTTCTTTAGGCCAACCTCAGCATCGTCAAATGTTTGTGCTAACAACTTAGCATCGTTGCGAGGTAATATCATACGAGCATATAGATAAACTTTTTGAGCAGAATCTTTAGCCGTAACTTCTAATGACTCGTTATCAAAGATAGGCACACGTTCAAACTTGGCTTTCATACGATCAATACGATATTGAATCTGAGCCATAGAAAAACGAGCCATACCTTTAGTGTCATACTTTGGCTTGATAGCGCTAACTATTGCAGCGCGGTTATTGATTATGGTATCTGCAATTCCATCATCAGTTGCTGCTCCACCAAAGAACTTATCGTCTACAAACTTAGAACCCATATAATCTATATTGAAAACTTTATTAGCAGTCGTTGCTGTTTTGATACGCAATTGACGAGCAGCGTCAAGGCGTGGAACCATAACACGCTTGCGACCAATCTGGCCTTTCATCATTTCTTCTACTTGCTTTGCATTGAGAAAGAAAGCCTTAGCAGTACTAGCATCTTTGATAGGAGCATCAATATTGATAAAAGATTTTATAACTGCGTCACCAAATTCAGGTGCTGTAATTGCTAGTTGCTTCTTTGCTGCAACTGCTGCAATTTTGTCACCAGATGCAACAGCTTCACGATACTTAGTGAGTTGTTGTCCATAGGTATTCCAGAAGTTTGCTACTTGTGGACGAGCAAATACTTCTTCTACTTTACCGCCACCAACTACTACATCTAATGAATAGCGTGCAATGTCAAGAGCTTTCTTTATTTTGCCTACAAAAAGTAATGGGTCTGCATAAACACGATAGGCCGCATCTACTGCACCTGATAGTGTCTTGTACATAAAACCATTTTTGACAAGATCACCTGGAGTGATAGCGTCAATAACATTTGCAAATTGGCGACCAGGGGAATACTTTGCAGCGTTTACTTCATCTAAAGCGTCATTGAATAATGGGTCATTCTTTTGAGCCGCTAATGCAGCAATTGCTTTTTCGTCTTCGCTACCAGTGGCTGCTATTTGACTTAGTTTTTCACCTGCTGCAACACGTAGTGCAACATCAATGCGTACACTGCCATAGCGTTTCTTGGCAGTTTCAATACGATTCTGATTGAATACTTTATCGCCTTTATCGTTTGCAATATCCCAAGCGTTACCAGCACCAAATGGTGACTTACCTTCAGTTACTGCAATAGCGCCAGTACGATAGAGACGTGTTGCTAAATCTGATCCTTCTATAGCAAGACCAAACAAACCACCAATACTATAATGCCAAGCAGTACCTAGCCAACCACGAGCAGGTTTGGTTGCAGGATCTTCTTGACCGGCAACTCTTACTAGAGCTGCCTGTTGTTCAGGAGTTTTTGAAGCATAAGCCTGTTGTGCTACATTTTGTGGCAAGTTTGAAAGTTCACGATGGACTGATAATGTTTTGCTAAGTGCATCCATTTGTTTTAGTTCTTCAGGAGATACTCCTGCGGCAAGGGCTGCAGCTTTTAGTCTATCTGCCATCAATCACCATTAGCTAATGCTTGTTGGTACAGGATTGCTATAGATCCATCAGTATCAAATGGAAGCAGTTTTGCTAAAGTATCCGAAGTCTTTACTACCGTTTTATTCATCATTAGTGCGGATGAACCAGCACCAGGACCAATATCAATTCCTTGAGTAATTGGAGTATTTGGTTGTTGCGTTTCTGCGTATAAACCAACTAATGGTTCTACTTTTACATCTGGTGTCTTAGCAAGATTTGCGCCAGATAAAATTTCTGCTGTTTCCTTGCCTTCGCCATAGGCGATAGAACCCATTTGTAGGTTATCAGTGCGTGTGGAATATTTTCCTGGACCTGGTGGACCGGCAAGTGGATTCATTGGTGCAGTCGTCACTTGTCCTCCTCTAATGTTTCTAAATCTGTGACCATATCTTCCCACGCTTTATTAGTCTTAGACTTGTGGTTGGAATGGTAAATGGAAAGTTCTAGTAGTTCACCTGTCAAGGTTTCAAAAACTCTAGCAATATTATTTATAAATCCTACAAATATAACAACGAAATCTAAAAGACGTACTGGACGAGACATATAACCATCATCTTCCATAGTCCAGTACGCCTTTCAAATAAAAACATTTATCCCTTTTTTACTGCTGTACCTTTACGACCTGCTGGCATCATTGATGGTACAACCTTGCCTGGACCTGCTGGCTTGGAGGTATCCTTCTTGCCTTCAACTGGCATTGACATTGGTGCTGCTGCACGTGATCCTTTATTCATATTTACACCTCCTTTATTTATGCTGCGCCGGATATACCAGCTAGTAGTTGGGCTATATCGGGTTTTTGACCAGCAGCAGGGGCCTGACCAGCTTGTTCTTGTGGAGGTTGCTGCGAGGCAGGAGCGGGGGCCACACCTGCTGCTGGAAGTTGTTGTTCCATTCCAGGTGCCATAGGTGGCGCGGCTGGTGGAGCTGGAGGCATAAATGCCTTTTCAATAATGTTTTCTAACGCTTGTCCTTTTTGGCGCCCTTGGATAACAGTTGCGATGCGACTGATAATTTCTGAAGGGTCTTGACCTTGCGCCGCGAGAGCCGGTATCGCCTGTGCATACTGTGCAACAGCAACACGCAAAGAATCGCGCATCTCTTCAATATCAACACGTTGTTCCTCCTGAGTTACATTGAGGTCCATTGGAATCTCACGACGTACATAGTCGCGGGAAACAAGTTTGTCTGAACGCATTTGTAGTAATGCAATGATGGCGCGGTTAGGGTCCATACCAGACATAATTCCGTAGCGAACATCTACTCCATACTCGCCCTTGATATCACGAGATGGGGTGTACTTGAGTACATAAGGTGTACCGTCATCGGTTCCCTTGATAGTCTTTGGAATACCACCAAATACTTTTTCATCTGCTTCAAAGCAAAGGGATGTAAGTTCAGTAAAGAGTCTAGCAAACTGTGCCTGTGCTGCCTTGATCTGTGTGTCAAAGCCTGCTTGTAGGGCTTGTACGCCACGACCTGTGACAACGGATGCGTCAATGTTGCCTGAACGAGATTCAGGATAGCGAGCACCCATACGAAGTTCACGCTCTAGTACACCGGACTCAGTAAAGACTCCAGGTGGTAGTTCTAGTGGAACTCTGCGGATACCTTGTGGGTTAGCAGAGCGCATAATGGCATCTGGCCCAAGGGCTAACTCTTGCACATCTTGTGGGATAGCAATAGGTGCTTG